ATAAAATTCTGATAATCATTAGGCAACTTCATTACTATTTCTCCTTATTTGTTTACGAAAAAACAATCTAACCTATATTGCTACAAGTTAGATTGCTTAATTTATTTAATGACCCTTTGGATAACCACTTATTTCTTTAAGGGGGATTGCCTCAGAAAGCACAAAACCCTTCTCAAGGTATTCAGAGAATCTCACACATAAAATCTCTCCATCTATCCTCTCACAATAAATGCTATCATTAACATCCTCATCATCATCATCTAATTTGCCATTAGTGTATGTCATACCAAGTTCCTCCTATTTTAGATGTTCCGTCCATTCTACAATTAAACCCCAACTGTTCACCTGCCATAGTTGCAGCCTTCTCTAACACAGTTGCTAGTTTAGGTGCATCTTCAACAGAACATTCAAAGTTTTGTTCATCGTGCATAATAGCTAATAATTTACAATTAATACTATTCTTCTCTATCAACTTTGCGGATATATTTGCCCACTCTTTTGCAAGAATAGCCTCATTACCTTGTAGTAAATAGTTGAGTAACTTATGCGGGGAATCAACTTGGATCTTTCTACCGTCTTGAGCAGTAATAGCCTTACCACCAGATTTTTCAAAATCTAGTCTTAGCTTAGACTGCAACTTACTTAATGCAGGAAAGCTCTTTAGGAATTTTGCTTTAAGCTCTTTTCCATCTTTAGCTTTACCACCAACAATAGAACCAATCTTAGTATCTCCTGCACCAAACAAGAATGCATAGATTAAAGTCTTGGCTTGCGCCCTAGTTCTCAATCCAGCAGCTTTTTGGTTTACAGTATGAACATCAGTACCTTCAGCTTCTTTACCAGTAATAACTGTCTCTGAATATGTCTTATCACCCATAGCGGCAGCTAATAATCTCAACTGTGCAGATGCTAAATCACACCCAACTAAAACTCGATCACGGGGAGCTATGAAGATTTCTCTCATCTCTTTCCCAAATGTTGCTTTAGCTCCTGGTACATTTACTAAGTTCTTATGACTCATTCTTCCAGTCGCAGTTCCTAAAGTAAAAGGTACACACTCGATTCGGCCATCTTTACGTCTTGAACCTAACCAGCCCTTCGTCTCTTCCTTTTGATTTTGAAGAGTGTTAAGGCGATGCTGGTACGTAGCATGAAGAGCGATGTCTTTCCCAAGAGTCCCTTTAATAGACCCATAAGAATCCTCCGTTAATTTAGCTGAAGTTCTAATCATTCTTCCTTCAGCAGTTCGTTTTGTATTCCACTCAGTTGGTTTCCAGCCATTCTTGAATAGTAACTTCTTCACTTCGCTATGTTGTGTTAACTTAGCATCGTGAAATTCTACTCTACAATACGCTCCATAAACCTTTACTCCTTCACCGAGCCACTTAGCTTGCGCTGAGTGTAATGCGCCTGCTTTAGTGTATCTTGGTAGAATAGGTTTCTTTAAACGTTGACCTTCTTTTAACTCAGTATCATATTGGGTACCTGTGGTGCCTAATATTTCATTGCATTCCTTATTAGTGACCCAAACATCAGGGCACTTAACAATCTTCGGCATTGATGGTTCGATCTTTTCTCTAAGTATTTCGATCTCTCTCTTAAGAAAAGCTATATGTCTCAAAGCTAATCTTTCATCAATTAACCAACCATTCTTCACTTGTTTCGCACTAATCCTAGCAATTGCAAATTCGCGTTGAATAACAGATTTAGGAATACCTGAGTTCTTAAACTCTTTCATTAGTTGTATGTAGACACGAACGGTTATTTGCACGTCCATTTCACATCTGTTAAGCATAGCATCTTCATATACTTTCCATTGCTCTTGAACGGGTTTAAGAACCCCTATAGCTTCTCCCCATTGGGCTAAGCTATGTCTTCCTTTAGTTCGTCCTAACTTACGATTAAAGTTTAATAATTGAGACATTAGAAACGTATCAACAAGTGTTGCACTAGTCTTAAAGTCATGTAACTTCTCTAATACCACTTGATCATACGCAATCCAATTATGTCCAATGATTTGTTTCGCTGTTGACATAATCTTAAGCGCTTCATCAATACCTCTATAATTATCATTATGGTCAGTAAAGGTTTCTTTTTCTTTTGTCTCTATATTAAACATGCTGATGCACCATAGTTTAGTAACATCATTCTGGAAGCCATTTGCCTCCAGATCAACTACAAGCTTTTCATTCATATTTATATCTCCTTTATTATTTATAATTGACTAAATTCTACCGGTACATTAGTTAATCTACCTGTATCACTGTCAAACCTTGCGTGACCAGCTGGACCTGTGAATCCCGTAAAACGATTCTTTAGTACGCTGATCTTGACCCGTTGTCTCTCAAACTCATCCTCTTCATATTTATTTCTGCTAAAGCCAATAATTTGAAAAGCAATTTGCTTAAGTGAACCTGATCCCTTAAGTGCGTCTTCAGTTATATTAGCTCCCTCTTCAAAAGTTTTAGCCCCACTACCAGTCTTTCTTAAGTGAGAAACTACGCCAATCCAAACATCAAATTTCTTACAGCACTTCAATAAATCAGACATTAATTTGTCCATAGATTCATTAACACTTCCGTCAACTTCACTTACAGCTAAAGTTATGTGGTCTAAATATATAAACTTACAACCGCTAGCAGCCATAAACTCAATCTTTTCCATTAATGAGTTATCACTAACTGAACCTTGGTGGTCAAGTAGAGTTAATCTACCATCACCAGCAACTGCTTCCCAAGCATCTTTTCCTTCGTCTCCTTCGCGATCGAATTCAACATCAGGTAAAGTTATACGCTTGTTTAAATGTAATACAATAAGTCCATCAAGTGTTTCTCTAATAGATTCTTCTAAAGATACAATACCTACTTGGATATTTGTTGTCTGAAGGATATGATAAATATCTTCTCTAACAAAAGAAGATTTGCCACTTCCTGTACCAGCTGTAAATATTGTTAATTCGCCGGTCCTTCTGCCATAAGTCATTTTGTTAACTTCACCAAAACAATCTGGATATGGTATAGAATCTTCTCTTCTGTCCTCATTGAACAATGCCCATGTATCAGCAGAGTTTACAATTCCAGCAGGAGAGTAAGCTTCAGCATTCCAAATAGCTTTTTCTAGTTCATATAACCTATCAGCTTTCAAATAGTCATTAGCATCTTTTCCGTGTCTACCAAGTGAAGCTATTTTAGCTTTGCCTGTACGAATAATTTTAGCGCAAGCTTTCGCTCCGTCGCCTCCTTGCTCATCTGCATCAAACATAAAGACAACTTCATTAAAGCTATTTAAATATTCTAAATTAGCTTGAATTTGTTTCTTTGCATTTCCTGCACCATTGATAACTGATACTACTGGCCATTCTTGTTGTTTACTTTGATATAACTGTTGAACAGACATGGCGTCTAAAGCTCCTTCAGTTACTACGATCTTCTTAGCACATCCTGGCGGAAACTTAGATTGACCAAATAACTCATCACTATTCTTAACTGAACCAATAGCTGTAAACTTCTTACCTTCCACTTCTCTTCTTTCAAAACCAACAACTTTACTTTTATTAGTAATTGGATAATAATGAAACTGAATAGTCTCACCATCAGATTCGCTATAGCCCACTTTAACACCGTAAAGTTCAGCTACTGCTTTCTTAATTCTTCTTTCTTTAAAGCCTCTTACTGGGAAGCTGTTTATTTCTTGTACTGTCTCTTTTGTATTCATAAATTCACTTCCTTGTTTTTGTGTTTGTTTAATTGTCACTTCTTCTTTTATAAAGCCAGAGTCCTCACATCCGAAACAGAAATAAGTAAACTTATTACCATTATCATATATAGCTCTGTTATCATTCGATCCACAAGCTGGACAAGCCTCATGGCGAATAAATATGCCTGGTTGTTCTTTCATGTGTATCTCCTTTTATATTATTCATTTCCGTTATCTCTTCAGATACGCCTTCAACGGCAGCGTATGACACCAGTGTTACCTGGTGTTTCGAGTGACCCTCTCCTCCAAGAGAATCACCGAGGGGTTCTTACTTAAAACTCATCATCTGCATCGATGTCAAGATCTAACTCTGAATCATCTTTGAATGGTGAAGCTTCGACAAATTCCGCACCTTTCTCAATTGTTCCAAACTCTGAACCAGCAGGAATATCAGCTTCATAAGGAATTAACTCAGAAACTAGTACATTCTTAAGCGACATAGAGGTTCCAGTAGTCCCATTGTACTTCCAATCGTAGGTGTCATAAGAAATAGTTCCCATAGAACCATTACCAACAGTCACACCAACTAAGGGAACAATCAAACCAGCCTCATCTTTAGTAAATACACCTGGTGCCTTAAGATCTTTTCCTCCAGCAGTAACTGCATTAGCCTTAAAAGTCAACTTGTATTGACCAGTTTCGTTTCCTTCTGCATCTTCAACAGGACGTAAAGAACGAATTAAACCTTCCTTCTTGAACGCTGAAGCAGTTTTCTTATCAACATTAGCTGTTGCTGACCACTGTTTCTTCTCAAAGTTTAATTGAGGATTCTTAGGGTCAAGGAAACACCAACTTAGTTCGACATTTTCTAATAAATTTGCCATTTATATTTCTCCTTTTCTTAGTATTTGTGGAAGACTCCACATTTCATTTTCTACTCTTCTCATCCAGAGTAACCTTCCCATTTCGACCATCACACACTTGTGAACTTCTCCATAGGCTTTCTTGTAAGCTTCAGCAATTGCAACCCAAGCATCATCAATTTCAGGGTTAGCTGCCAGTAATTTCTCAGCTGTCACCTTTCCTATTCTGGGTACA